TTGACGGAGTGTCTACGCCTGCCATCACGGGCGTTACCACGACCAACTTAACCCAACCAACCTTGTTCAAGAACCGAATGTGGTTTATTGAAAAGGACACTCTAAAAGCGTGGTATTTACCGACAGCCTCTATTGGCGGTGCGGCGCAGCCATTGGATCTGTCCAGCGTCATGCACTTGGGCGGCAAGCTGCAAGCAATGGCGACTTGGACGATTGACGCGGGTTACGGCGTTGACGACAACCTTGTGTTTATTTCTGACCAAGGCGAGGTGGCCGTATACCGTGGCACAGACCCATCAAGCGCCTCTACATGGGCGTTAATCGGCGTTTGGGTCATTGGATCGCCAATTTCCCGACGTTGCATGACGAAATATGGCGGTGATTTGCTGATTTTGACGCTAGATGGGCTAATTCCTTTCGCGTCGGCGCTGCAATCGTCTCGGCTTGACCCCAACATCGCCCTCTCGGACAAGATTCAGGGCGCTTTTGCTGCCGCTGCTCGCACCTACAAAGACACTTTTGGGTGGGGATTGCTCTATAACCCGCTGAACAATGCGCTAATCGTCAATGTGCCGGTATCTACCGGCCAACAGCAGTTTGTGATGAACAACATCACCAAAGCGTGGTGCAATTTTACGGGTTGGAACGCTTCATGTTGGGCGTTGGTAGAAAACGAACCGTATTTCGGTGGCAACACCTACGTTGCAAAGGCTTGGACGACCGGCGATGGCGGTTATGCCGATGATGGCGAGCCGATCCGCGCCAAGGCGTTACAAGCGTTTAACTACTTTGAGACGCGAGGCGTCGTTAAATACTTTACCCGCGCTAGACCAAGCATTTTCAGCAATGGACAGCCCAACATCGTCATCGGCATCAATACGGACTTCCAGACGGCCGACCAAACTGGCGCGTTGTCGTTTAGTCCATCGGTCGCGGGCTTGTGGGATGTCGGATTGTGGGACGTTGCGCTTTGGGGTTCTGATGTCGTCATCAGCAACAACCAAGCGGGCGTTACGGGAATTGGGTATTGCGGGGCCATTTCGTTCAACAGCGTGAGCGAAAACCTGCAAATCCAATGGGCATCAACCGATGTGGTGTATCAAATCGGATGGGCTGGAATATAGTCAGCGGCCCTCATGTGGGCCATTGGGTCATGTCACGCACGGATGGCAGCTATAACGCTGACCGTTCAGTTGCCATTGGCCTTGAAAAAGACGGCCAGCTTGTCGCCGGTACGGTTTATGAGATGTGGAACGGCAGGTCAGTCGTTTGTCACATCACTTGGGATCAGGTCACCCCGGCATATATAGCCGCTGTGTACGACTATCCCTACAACGTCGCAAATGTTGATAAGATAATAGGGCCGATTTCCAGCAACCATACCCGGGCGCTGAAACTGGTCACGAAAATGGGGTTTTCCGAGGAAGCGCGCATTAAGGATGGCGCACCCGACGGAGACATTGTTTTTATGACGCAAACACCTGACAAGTGTCGTTTCTTGGAGCCGAGGTATGGGCAAAAAATCACCAGCGCCGCCGCCAGCACCTGATTACACCACTCTTGCGATTAAGCAGGGTGAGGCCAACTTGGCAGCCGCCAAGCAATCGGCCTATATGTCTAATCCCAACATCTATTCCCCAACGGGAACGCAGACTGTTGATTGGACAAAGCGCGCCACGGTTGACACCGACGCCTACAACAAGGCAATGGAGGCGTATCAGCAGCGGTTGTTTGAAAACCCAGAATTTGCTGGCGCAGAACCGACACAAGAACAGTTCACGACTTACATTGAACAACCAACCGTTACGCAAACGGTTTCGGCTGACGCACTTGCCGCACTTCGCGCGCAAGAACTAACGCAACGCCGAATGTCAGAGGCTGCCTCTGGAGCAGCGCAAGGACTTGGAAACCTTGGTATCGCATCTGCTTTTGATGCGCGCAACTTGCCTGGGTTGCGTTATGACCTGGCAGGTGCGGGTGACATCCTGCGTGGTTATCCGCTTCTTGGGATGGCTGGATCGCTTGCACAAGGCGCTGGCGGCGAAATCCAAGGCGCTCCGCAACAGTTTTTTAGCCCGGTTGCAGGATATTCCATTGAGGGATTGCCGGGTCAAATTGGCGCTGGCCAACAAGCCCAAGCGAACGTCGCGGCGCAAGGCGCACAATTGCCTGCATCAGCCGAAATGTATGGCCGAGCGGGCGGTGGCCCTGCTGCGCCAACTAACCTTGGGCAATTAGACGCCAATCAGTTTTACGCACAAAACGCCCCTGGCGGTCAATCGTTTGGCACGGCTTTTGGTGGCCCCGGCGCTGGATTGTTTGGTTTCGCATCTGGCGGCCCGCAAGGCGTTCAGTTTGGTGGCCTTGATTTAAGCGGGATGCAACAAATTTTGGGCGGTGTTGGACAATTTGGGCAAGCCCAAGGTGGCCCCGCCGGCCTGCGATTGAGCGGATTTGACACCTCGCAATTGGGCCAAATTGCGGGAGCGCCAACGGCAGGAGACTTTGGATTTGCAGGTCGTGGGCCAGCAGCAGCTCAAATTGATCAAAATCTAAACTTGTCAGGCGTTGGCGATGTATCGCGCAACGTACAAGAAGGTCGATTTGGTTATGCGCGAGGCGATTTGGCAACACCCGAGTTGCAGCGCCAGTTAAGCACCACAAACTTGGCCGCTATGCCGGTAAACGCAGGCATGACGGCGCAACAAGCAATTTTGTCTCGGCTTTCACCGCAGTTGCAAGGCGAACGCCAACAACTTCAAACTCAATTAATTAACCAAGGTTTGCGACCGGGTGGCGAGGCATATAACGCCGCGATGTCGGCGCAAATGTTGAAAGAAAACGATTTAATAACTCAAGCTGCTTTGCAAGGCATTTCGCTTGACGCGCAAATGCGGCAACAGGGATTGGCTGAACAACAAGCTCTGGGTCAATTTGCAAACCAAGCTGCAATGCAGCAGTTTGGGTTGGGCGCACAGGGGCTGGGGTTATACAACGAAGCTCTAACGCAAAATTTCCAACAAGCATTGGCGGCGCAAGGCGCTCAAAACCAAGCGCAACAACAAGCATTCCAACAACGCCTTGCCGCAGGGCAATATGGCCGCGAGGCGCAACTGGCGTCGTTTGGAATGGGCCAACAAGCCCAGCAGCTTGCCAACGAAGCCGTGCAGCAAAACTATCAGCAAGCTCTTGCCGCGCAACAGGCGCAAAATCAGGCGCAACAACAAGGCTTTGCACAGCAATTAGCCGGTCAGCAGTTTGGCCAACAAGCCGCATTGGCAGGCTTTGAGACGCAACAGCAAGCGCAACAAGCGCAAAATGCAGCCATTGCGCAGAACACGCAATTGGCGTTGCAATCAGGTCAATTTGCCAACGAAGCACAGGCGCAGCAGTTTGCCCAGCGTGTAGCGGCGGGTGAGTTTGGGCGAGAAGCTCAAATGGCCTCGTTCCAAACAGGCCAGCAAGCGCAAGAGGCAATCAATCGCGCCATCGCGCAAAATTTTGCTCAAGGCCAATCAGCGCAAGAAGCGCAAAATCAAGCCATTTCGCAAAATTTTCAGCAAGCGTTGCAAGCACAGCAAGCGCAAAACGCCGCTCTTGCACAAAACTACCAACAAGCCTTGGGTGCTGGGCAATTCAACCGCGAAGCGTTATTGCAACAGTTCGGCATGGGCCAACAAGCGCAGCAACTGCAAAACGCTGCAATCGCTCAAAACTACGAACGTCAACTTGCCGCAACTCAAGCTGCAAACCAAGCGTTGCAACAAATTTTTGGTCAAAACGTCAACGTGCAAGAGCTGCAAAACCAAGCGGCAGGGCAAAACTTTCAGCAACAACTTGCTGCATATCAGGCCAATCTTGCTCGTCAGTCGCAACAAGCTGGGCAGTCGCAAGAAGCAGCGCAGTTCTACAATCAAGCGCAAGCGCAAGCTTATCAACAGGAGTTGGCGCGTCAGGCTGCTGCCAATGCCGCTCAACAACAGCGGTTTGGTCAGCAAATGGATATTCAAGCCGCTCAAAACGCTGCTTTGGCGCAAAATCAAGCGCAGCAACAAGCGGCCTCTGCGTTTTTCAATCAAGCCCAACAGCAACAATTTCAACAAAACGTCGCCCAACAGCAGTTTTACAATACCGCTGTTCAGCAAGCACTTGCTCAACAAGCCGCAATCCGCAGCATCCCGGTCAACGAGATCAGCGCGTTGTTGTCAGGCGGTCAGATCAACGTGCCGCAGTTCCAAGGCTATCAAGGCGTTACCGTGGCTCCTGCGCCGATCTTCCAGGGCGGCCAGGCGCAAGACGCAGCAGCGATGCAGCGTTATGGCATTGCGGCAAACCAGGCGGCGTCCAACATGGGCGGATTGTTCAATTTGGCGGGATCGCTTGGCAGCGCCGCCCTTTTAGCGCCTTCCGATCGCCGCTTAAAGTCCAACATCGTGCGTTTAGGCACACACTCGCTGGGCATTGGAATCTACGCCTACGACATTTTCAACGAGCGTCAGCTTGGCGTGATGGCCGACGAAGTGGAGCAGGTCAAGCCGGAGGCGGTACTGACGCACCCGAGCGGCTACAAGATGGTCAACTACGGGGCGCTCTAATATGCCGTACTTCAAAACGTACAAAGATCGCACCGACGCGCAGAAACTCGCGCAGATGTTGGCGATGCAGGAAGCCAACCAGGCCATCAACACGGATTACGCGCCGATTCCATCTATGTCGCAATCGTATGCGTCGGTTGATCCGCAGGATCTGCTGAAAATGCGCGAGATGATGAACCGACAAATGGCAAAAGGCGCGCAAAACGTCGGAAAACGCACATATAGCACCACTACGCCATTTAACACAGGCGGTTTAGCATGAACGGATTTTCACCAGATCGTAGACCGCAGCAACTTGCACAAATGTTAGCTGCTCAAGAAAGAAATTCTTCACTTAATGGCCCGGTGCCAGCGCAAAATATGCGCCCATCTTTAGCGTATGCAGGCGCGACTCCAAACGTCGCTTCTGGCACATCGCCGCAAAGCATGAATTTCAATGGCCCAGCAGGCCCGCAACAATATCGCGGCCCAATTAGCAATCCTGCGATGAGCGCAATGTCTCCACCGCAATTAGGTGGTCAAATGCCACGCTTATTGAATCAAAGACCACCAATGATGCCGAAACAAAACGGCATGATGAATCGCGCTCCACAGGTTGGCGGCATGGGATCTCGACCGCGTATGCCCTCGTCGCCGGGTTTGACGACCCCGCAGGG